AGATACTGCTGATGGCGGTGTCGAGCCTATCATTCGGTACGACGTGGCATTGGGAGGATCGTATACGGCACGCATTGTCGCGCCTAACAGCTTTTCCTCATCGCCTGTTCTTACTGACACCGTATTCTGGGAAGGTTCTAGTGCCGTCAAAGAAGTGTCCGACACGGCTATGGCGGATTATGAAGATAACGCTGTGACCTACGACTACACGACTGAGTACGATCTACATACTGCCGGCACGACATGGTTTAGTGTAGACAGCCTTGCTGAGTATGGTTATGGCAAAGCGTATCCAGCCGGTGAATACCGCGCGATAGTGACTGCGGAGTGCATCGCTAACTGATGAGATTCGCAGCGCTACTGCTGGCGTTTCTGTCAGCATACAAGGCAGACGCTCATGAGATGCTGCCATCGCACCCTGTACTCAGCGTTTCTTACGTCAGCGGTGTACTCAAGACTCAGATGCACCTGTTTAACAAGCGGCAAGATGTTGAGTATTATGAGGTGGGCGTCTTTGATGCTGAGTGGAACCCGGTGCCATTTGTTACTGGGTACAGGATCATTCGCCTAGAGTATTTAGAGCAAGTTAAGTTTGACGTATACATATTGAAGGACGACGCTGACCGGGCTGAGTTTGTTTGTTCACGTTCTAAGCTGCGAGGCGACGATACCAAGGGGGCTATGGTGGCTTCTCGCATTTGCTCACGCTTTTCAAAGGGTAGGTCATGAAACGCATTGCTATTTTAGCGTTGTGTCTATGCGCCCATGCGAACGCGCAGAACAGCTCCCTGAATCTACAGCTTCCCAGTGGGCCTACCAGCTTCCAATCAGACAAGATTCGTAAGGGTGACATGGACTGTCAAAATGCCGTCGGTGGCGGCATGAATCTAGAGCTGGGCGTTACGGGAATCATTAACAACGCTACAGGGCCATTTGATCGCATAGACCCTATGTACCCGGAGCGAAAGGACGTCGGTGTGTATGCACGCATTGTAATACCCCTAGACGGCCCCAAGGAGCGGATTAACTGCAATACCCTGTATCAGCTCTTACTTGAAAAAGAGCGCTTAGAGGTACAGCGTTTGCGCGCAGAGCTGCGTAACTTACAGAGCCTACAGGCCGGCAAGTCGGACTTTGAGAACTGATGGACGATATCGAAAACATCGACGACCACGTAAAGGCCGCCACAAAGCACATTGGCGGGATGTCATGGGGTGCGCGTATTGCCGCTGTTATGGGCCTCAGTAGTGTTTTAGGCACGCTGTACGGCGGCTTTCTCATGTATCAGAAGGTAGAAGAGATCGCTAATCTAGACCTTGGCGCGTACCAGCAACAGATGGAAGTCATGGACACTAAGGTGACCAAGGCCGTGGAGTACAGCCGAGACATCAAGAATGGCCTGCGAGATGATATACTCCGCATAGAGCAACAGGCTGATCGCACAGAGGATCTGGTCAGAGACACTACCCGCGAGCTACGAGACTCGATGGATACTGTTGAGACTGAGGTTCGTCAAATTATTGACACCGCTGAAGATAGGTTTGAGGCTAGGCGTGAACAGTTACGCACGTCGCAAGATCAGGACATGAAGGAGCTGGAAGAGCGACTAGAGGCGCTTGTTCAGCGTTCATTGGACAACCCACTAGCGGATCAGTGATGAGTACAGCAGAAGAGGCGTTGAAAAAGATCGAGATACACGAGGCAGAGTGTAAGGTGTTGCGTCAAATGATTGACAGTAGGCTCGAGAGTATCGAGAAACGGCTTGATAGTGGTGCAGACCGCTTTTCCCGTATTGAGAGAATGATCTGGGCTATTTATCCACTAATCATAGGCGCGGCAGGCGTCGTGGAGCTGATGCGATGAAGTTCGATGCAATTAAGGGTTTGGTCGGTGAGCTGGCTCCTACCATCGGAGCGGCGCTAGGCGGCCCTGTAGGCGGTGCAGCCGCTGGTATGCTGGCTAACGTACTAGGCTGTGACCCGACGCCACAGAAGATTGAGAAAGCCTTACAGCAGGCTACCCCGGAGCAGCTCGCTGAGATCAAAAAGGCGGAGCTTGACTTTGAAGTCAGGATGAAAGAGCTTGAAGTTGATGTATTTGCCTTAGAAACAAAGGATACACAACATGCAAGAGAAGCTTTTTCAGAAGATTGGACGGCAAGAGCGATTGCCATTATGTCTATCTTGCTCTTTGGTGGCTATGTTTTGCTCGTTACTCTCCAGCCTGCTGATGACAACGACCTCAATGTCGTTAACTTGGTGCTGGGTTATCTCGGGGGCATCGTGTCTTCTGTGGTGAGTTTTTACTTCGGTGCTAGTAAGGGCGGCAAATGAGCAAGCTATCTGATCAACTAAGAATCCACGAGGGCGTGCGCAGTCACGTTTATTTATGCACTGCTGGCTACGAAACTATCGGAGTTGGCAGGAATATTGCAGAGTCTGGGATTGGCTTGTCAGATGATGAGATCGATTACCTGCTCGAAAACGACATCAAGCGTTGCAAGCAGGAGCTGATCAGTCTGTCGTGGTTTCCTGACCTCGATCCTGTACGCCAAGACGCCATTGTTAACCTATGCTTCAACTTGGGCCTCACCCGGCTCATGGGCTTCCAGAACGCTATGGGTGCTATGGCAGTCGGTGACTACGAAAAGGCCGCAGATGAGTTCCTAGACTCCCGCTGGGCCAAGCAGGTAGGCCAACGCTCCTTAGACGTAGCCCACATGATCCGTACCGGCGAATATCCATAGTTCCACGTAGAACATACCTGTCGTGAAATGCGACAGTTGTGACAGAACAGAACAATAATCTGTGTTCCATTAGTTGCAACAATAGCCTGACATAAGTAATATTCTCTATGTGCAATGACGCACATACGGGAGACAATTTATGAGAAGGCAAGTTGAGACACTCTACTGTCCAGTAGACCTTTACGACCAAATAGGTGGCGACCTTGATCGTATCGATGACATCGATATGCAAGACCGTGGCTACCTAATCCTTGAGGTAGAACACCAGTACGGCGAGATCCTTTCTGAGGCGCTACTGCGTGCTAACAACACCGACGAGTTCATCGTCAATCTATTCGCTCCAGAGCGCCCGGCTGACCCGTTTATCGATGGGTTACGGGAAACGCTGTGGTCTTACGCGCGCCCTACTGTCGAGGAAAACCTTTCGTTTCAGTTCGACATCGTAACTAACGCACGGCTCTACGGAGGTGACTACTAATGTTTGATTATGAGCAGGTAATGAGCGACGGCTGGAAGCAGATATCGCAAGTGTTAGCTAGAGAGTATCGCCACGGCTTCGAGTGTGGCTACTCCGGTCGGTACTTGGATGTTAAGCCACGCATGAGCGATGCGTTCTCACAAGGCTACGCGGCTGGCGAAGAGCTTTCGCGTGTTGAGTATGCAATGAGCGCTGCACCACAGCAGGGTTACGAGGACGTGACCTACGAAGAAATGACAAAGGGAGCTTGAGATGACCGAAGGAATCGTGCCGATTCACGGCAAGCAGTACAAAACGGTTGCGTACCGGGTGAATGAGTTTAGGGAGAAGCATCCTGACTTCACTATTAGTACGGAGCTGGTGGAGGCTAACGACACGCTAGTCGTTATGAAGGCGAGTATTAGCAATCAAGAGGGCCGGCTGTTGGCTACAGGCTTTGCAGAAGAGGTTAGGGCCGCGAGCAAGATTAATCGCACTTCTGCCTTAGAGAATGCGGAGACGTCAGCCATTGGTCGCGCATTGGCCGCGCTTGGTCTGGCTGGTACTGAGTACGCATCCGCTGATGAGGTAGCTAATGCTATCAGTCAGCAGAACGATACAGGGCCGCTGATGGCTCATAACGAAGCACTACAGCGTAATTATGCGTCTGTGTACTTCATCAAGGAACACCTCGCATTGCAGGCATGGGAGGCCGTGGCAGAGGCGTGGGGCGAGATCAGTAACGAGGACAAAAAAGCGTTATGGGTTGCGCCCAGTAAGGGAGGGATCTTTACAACTGCGGAGCGTAATGATCTTAAGAGCAATGAGTTCAACGAAGCTAGAAAGCTAATTTTAGGAGAAGGCTAATGGAGTATGACAACACTAACCGGGGCGTTCTTTTTAAGAACGATAAGAAGACCGACGACAAGCATCCTGACTACAAGGGAAGTTACATGGATGCGAATGGCGCTGACCACTGGCTAAATGCGTGGTTGGCTAAAGATAAGAACGGCAATACCTACATGCGTCTTACGACAAAGCTGAAGGATGATGTCCATAACAAGGGCATGCAGCAGGCGCGTCAGGTGCTGGATCAGGGTGATGAAAGTGATATCCCCTTCTAAACAGGCCGCAGACAAGCTCTGTGAGCTTTTAAAGGCTGAGGGGGATGAGGCAGGGACAACGTTATCGTCTCTGCTAAACGTCCCCAGAACAACCGTATGGCGCTGGAAACAGCGCATCGATTCGGTAGAGAAGATCGGAATGCTGGCTGATTACTTTGGCGTTCCAATTGAAGAGTTTTTCACAACGGGAGAAAGGCAATGAGTCAGAAGAAACGTGTACTGTCGTACCTAGAGAGCGGCAAGAAACTAACCCGGCTAAACGCATGGGATCAGCTTGGGGTCATAGAAACACCGGCCCGAATCAGTGAGCTGCGTGCAGAGGGCCATACTATCTTTACTGAGAGGAAAACCGTGCTGAATCGGTACGGTGACTCAGTTCAGATTGCTGAATGGTCTATGTAAAAAAAAGAACCCCCTCGAAAGAGGGGGCTACGGGAGTCCACTATGTTGACTAAGGGGGTCAATATTGTGGTATCTTCAACCTCGGCAAAGAAAGAAGATATGGGCAGTATACATGTTAATACACGTAAACACACGTTATTACGCACTGCTCATGCCTTCCTTTATGTCAGAGATTACTGGGCGTTAGGCCGGGGAACCGAAGAACCCCGGAGCGGAGTTGACCCTCTTCATGATGCGCCCCGCTGGTCGAGAGCAGATCAAGCGGATAGATGACAAGATTCGATACAGTAATTAACGCTCGTCATTATTAACTAACTTCATGTCAGAGCTTGCTCTGGCATTAAAAGGGGAAGTGTGTATGAAGTATACGAAAGCAGTAAGGTTGCGCTCTGATGATGCAGATGGCGCCGGGGAAATCGAGTTATTCAATATCTGGTATGACTACGATCCTATGTGGAGAGCAGATGTGCTGAAAGATTGGATTCTTGAGCTAACGTCCATTTACAGTGATACGTGGAATCAAATGGGTCGTGAAGGAATTACGATTGTCGATTTTGTGGTGGTGCCTGATGATTATTTTGAGTGATGGCACATATTACGAGCCTAGCGATGAGGAAATCATCAAGTGGCAGAGAGCCTACGACAAGATCAATGTGCATAAGGAATTAGAGGCTATTGCTAACTGGGCGGATGCGAATCCAGCGCGTCGAAAAAAGTCAGGGGCGCGATTTGTGGTCAACTGGTTGAAGCGCGCAAACGATAGTGGTGGCTCACCTTTTGCCAAGCAAGATAAGGCCAAAAATGGTAAAATTAGCATCAGAGACATGGAGTTTGAGGATGAGCTGACCCATGACTTTCTTGGCACGCATCAGGAGTATTTTCTCAATAAATTTGGCCGGTGCTTCACGAAAGCCGGGGAGAGAATTACTCGATGATGGACACTGAAAACAAGCAGTTTTGGTGCATTGAGGGCGTTAAGCTTGAGTCAGATTTTATCAACCAGCAACCCATCGATGGGTGGAAGGTCGTAGAGAATCCAGAGAAGGCTGAGAACGAGTTTGCTCATGACTTTACCGTAGTCGTAAAGGCCGATTTAAAAAGCATGCAGACGCCGTGGAAGTACGCGCAGAGCATGTTTGGCATACCGAGCCACGCGGCAATATCGATTAACGGTAAGGATTTCATGCGGTACTCAAGACTTTACCCCAACATCATTATTATCTGCGATGTACGGTACGAGCTAGAGTCTGACGGCGTGTATATTATGACGTTGCCGCGCGCTAGGTCGCTGTTAAAAGAAGGCAAGGCTGTACGCCATGATTACAAGAACCGGGTAGACGACACCGAAGGCAACGCTAAATTTAGCTACGTGTTCGACGTCCGGTGCCTTGATAAACTGGAGGCTAAAGATGTCTAGCCATAACTGGGTAGTAAACAATGAGCATCAGGCGCGTGAGCTATGTAACTACATCATGGCTAATGTGGATAAAAAGCTGACCTATCAGATCAAGCCACAAACACGCACCAGCCAACAGAATAAAGCCATTTATGCATTCTGTAGCCATGTAGCACGAGAGCTGGATGCACGGGGGAAGGATATGCAACAGGTCGTAACAATGTCGATCTCACCAACCAAAGAGCTAGTAAAGCTGATTATGTGGGACAAGGTGCAACAGGCACTTTACGGCAAGACCTCATCCGCTGATCTACTGACCCATGAGGTAGACGACGTGCAGCGTGTTATCGGAAAGCACCTAGCAGAAACCCACGATATCGATGTGCCATTCGGTAGATGATTCCGGTACGCAAATGCATTCACTGCAATGCGGTGATGCTTCCCTTTTTCTACAACGAGCCTCCCTATGGCCTGCAGGGCTGGAAATGCACCTGTGGCGTCTGGGAGCGCGCTGTATCAGACGATAGGAAATATACCTATGCCGACCAAACCCAAGAAGCAAAAGACCGTAGCGAAGCTAAGAGAAGAAGCCGCAACGCTCCTACAGAAGCTGGTAAGGATGAAGGCCGCAGACGCCGATGGCATTGCCGAGTGTGTGACTTGTGGTAAGAAACAGCACTTTAAAGAGATGGACGGCGGGCATTTCATTAGTCGTAAGTGGACTGCTACCAAGCTAGTCGAGGAAAACGTACACCCACAATGCAAGGGCTGTAACCAGTACGCCAGTGGTAAGTACGACGACTATGCCCTGTACATGGTGGACACCTACGGTATTGAGATGGTCAGGGAGCTGAACGACAAGAAGCGTGAGCTGTGCAAACAGAACAGGATCGAGCTAGAAGAGATCAAGCTAGAGCTACGAGACCGTATCCGAGAGCAAGAAATACGATTAAATCTCCGATGACCCTTGCACACTGTTTCATTTTTTGAGACACTATCTGTGTCGGGGATGTCCCGGCATTAACGGGAGATAGGCAATGTACGTAGATAGCTGGTTTGTTACTGAGGTTTGGTACTGCGATCAAGAAGGCTGGAATACTTGGGTGGTCACAACTAAAAACGAGGAAGGCGACTGCCTCGGTGAGTCAGAATATTTCTATCGCAAGGCTGACGCTGTTGATTTAGCTAAGGCTTACTTGGATTCAGGCCGCTGCCGATACATGGCAGTAGAGAAAAAAAACGGTGTACACCAATACATCAGAGAGGCCGCGTAAGCGGCTTTTTTAGGGAGATCGGCAATGTACGGATTCACAATAATCGGTCGTGATGGCGGTGAGGCATACATATCGGAGCCAGAGTACGAGTCGTATGCAGAGGCATATCAGGCAGGCGATCACGCTCTATGTGATATGAACGAAGGCTCAATGGAAGTGTGGTGCGAGGAATGAACCACGTTATCGAGCAGCGCATCGACATTCTACTTAAAGGGCGTTACCGGCAGGATGAGGTGGCGTCTATCATTGCAGTAGAGCATCCAGAGCTTAACGAGTTTGATGTAGAAGACTTACCCGCGCACATAAAGCGCATAGCCGGGGGACATAATAATGACACAGGCACAACGTATACTGCTTAATGCAGGCTTCTTTTTGGCACTGTTATTGCTGGGTTTCGTAGGTAATATGGATTACGAGGATGAGCTGGCAGAGCAGGCTTTCTACGAGGAAATGGTCTGTGCTGGGCATTGGCCTGATTACCAGAATTTAGGAGTGGTATGTAGTGAAGTTAACTGAGGCTCAACTGGGAGAAGCCATCAAGTTACGCGATCAGGGAGTAGACACTTGGTCGCTATCTACTATCTACGGTGTTCACTATGACACTATGCGTAGATACCTCAGAAATTATGAGACCTATGGTGGGTCAATATTCACAGCTAATCCAACGCCTGTTGAGAAGTCTGTGGATAATCCTTAAAATCGGGAAGTCATTAGCAGTGAGATGAATGTATGCTGCAAGTGGTTGGTATCCAGTGGTATCCGGTACGACCGGGCAACATGCCTAAGAACGAGAGAACGGTGCTTGTCGCATTCGATGACATGACCGTGGAATCTTGGCCTCTGACTTATAATGACATCATGGACGGTGAGATACGGGCAGGACACAGCATGGGGCTGTACTGGGCCGACTCAATACCGCACCCAGAAGAGGATTTTGAGAGTGGCAGCTACTAGACGACACAAGATACGCGCTGTTAAAGATGAAGAGAACAGGCGCGCATTAAGCATTAGGGGTAAGGCAGAATACATCTTTGATTTGATTGATGAAATCGGAGAGCTTGACCCTAAAGAAGATGAACACTTTGCAGCTAAGGTACAGCAGAAGAAAACACAGGCTGAACTAAGGCTCAAAATGCTCGCTAAAACGCTACCTGACCTCAAGCAAGTGGATGCTGATCTAACAAGTAGCGATGGTTCCATGACTCCACCAATGGTGATTGAACTTGTCGCAAAAGGTCTCGATTGAATTACCGCCTAAACTAGCCAACCTGTTTACCGGGGAAGCTAGATACCGTTGCTCATACGGTGGCCGGGGAAGCGCTAAGACTCGCTCATTCGCTCTAATGACTGCTGTATGGGGAATGCGTTGGGGTGTAGCAGGAAAGCAGGGCCAGATACTGTGCGCTCGTGAACACCTAAACTCTCTCGATGAATCCTCTATGGAGGAGGTGAAGTCAGCTATACGCTCTGTTCCCTGTCTCATGGAGTATTACGAGATAGGCGAGCGATACATCCGATCTAAGGATGGGCGTATCACTTACGTCTTTGCGGGTCTGAGAAGAAACCTCGATAGCATTAAGTCTAAGGCCCGTATCCTTCTGTGCTGGGTAGACGAGGCAGAGACTGTTACTGAGACTGCTTGGCAGAAGCTTATCCCTACAGTGCGAGAGGACGACTCTGAGATATGGGTTACGTGGAACCCTGAGAACAAACACTCCGCTACGCATCACAGATTCCGGGTCACTGAGCCAGAGCAATGCAAGATCGTGGAGATGAACTGGCGGGATAACCCGTGGTTTCCTGATGTACTCGAGCAGGAGCGCCAAGAAGACCTCAAGAAACGCCCGGATGTTTATGATCATATATGGGAAGGTGACTTCAGAATCTTCTCAGAAGGCGCCTATTACACGCAGGAGATGGCTAACGCCTTACACGAGAACAGGATAGATCGTGTGCCATACGAGCGCTCAGTGGGTGTGGTGACGGCATGGGACTTAGGTGTAGGCGATTCCACGGCTATTTGGTTTGCTCAGTTTGTCGGGCCAGAGGTACGGCTCATTGATTACTACGAAAACGCTGGGGTTGGACTGGATCATTACGCACGCATCCTCCAAGAGAAAGGTTACATCTACGAGCAGCACATTCTGCCTCACGATGTGAGGGTCAGAGAGCTAGGTAGTGGCCGGTCAAGGCTAGAGGTTCTAGATAACTTAGGTGTCAGGCCGGTACAGATCGCCCCTCAGCTTAACGTAGACGATGGCATCCAAGCGGTCAGATCTATGCTTGATCTATGTTACTTCGACAAGGATAAGTGCGAGAAGGGCATCGATTGTCTTAGGCAGTATCGCCGGCAATACAACGAGACGATGATGGTCTGGAATGAACGGCCTTTACACGACTGGACATCACACTGCGCAGATGCATTCCGTTATCTCGCTATTGGGTACAGAAAGACCTCAGACTGGGGTGAGCCTATCCGTAGGAATCTTGCAGGCATTGTCTGATATAATTGGGGCTTCACATTGGAGGCTCTATGGCTCTGCTGTCTGCATTAACTAAAGCTGTCGATGAATTAGTCCAGTTCGGTTACCCGCGTGAGGTAGCAGAGCGTATTGTTTCTGGCGACTTGCCGATGGACACAGCCTCTCGTATGCAGCGTGCTGAGGGCATGGGCTTTGACCCTTCTGATGTGCAATATCACGGCACAGATGTCGATATAAAAAGCTTTATTGAAAGCGGCGATGGAACGCTTGGCCCCGGCGTTTATACGGCTCCAAATCCGGCAGTAGCATCTGAATACGCCATCGATACGGGTGGAGACAGCACTGTTTACCCGTTGCTTACTAGGGGCGGTGCTGATCAGCGATATGCAAGTTTCAAAGAATTTTTGGATGCAGCGCCCGACGATTTAGAAATAATCCAATTGCCACGTTATTTAGAAGAGTTACGCGAAGCCGGCATGACAGGCGTTGAGGGCAATTTATACAACGATCGTATTCGCTCTACTTTTGACCCGAGAGATGTCCGCTCCCTGTTCGCCGCATTCGACCCTGAATACAAAGGCTCTAATATTCTTGGCGGAGCTGCTACAGCGGCAGTAGGTGCTGGACTATTGGCTGCACCAGAAGAGGCAGAGGCTGGCGTAGTAAAGACATTTGGCCGGGCGTTCGACCCTCGCTTCGATCCTCGTGTTAAAGAGCAGGAGAAGTTACGAGATACTACATTTACGATAGAAGAGCGCGGCACGCAGGACGCGCCTCGTGTACCACTGGCTGACTTAGAAGGCCGCCCATTTGTAACGACTATGTCAGATCGCACGCAGGCTGGCGGATTGCTGACTGGCATTGACGATGTAGCTCTTGATAGACCGATCAACCTACAAGGCGGTCAGGGCTTTATGTTTGAAAATCCCGGCATGGTGTGGGCGTCAGCTCCCGGCGTTGTAAATCAGATCATGCGTGCGGCGTCTGAAGTAGGCGATAACCCTGTTTATCTACCGTTCCGCATGGCTCCTACAGGCGGCGACTTTGCCACCATGACCGGCGAGACCATGCTCAGTTTTGCGTCTAGCAACATGAACAAGACTCAGAAGAAAGCGCTTGATGAGGCAATTAAGGACTACGAAAGCGTCGGGTCAATGGTTAAGGGTAAGCGTGTAGGCGCTGGGCTTAAGATTAAAGACTGGAAAGGCGTCGATGATCCTAGCTCTGTGGAGGTGTGGCGCAACACGCCAGACACACTGCGTAAAGAGCTGATGAACATGATGGACGTGCAGTTCCGTGATAAAGGCGGTCTTAGTGTTGGGCAGGCGCGATTAGCAGTTACTGAGCCGGGTCAGGCAGATGCACTCGATGCGCAGATACAGAACATAGGTGAGATATTTACGGGCAAGGATGTCGTGCAGGCTAGTGGGCATCCCTCGTATCCAGCAGGTGTCCCCGGTCAAGGCTTAGGGCGTACTGATCAAGAAGTAGGCATTTTCGAGCTGTTAACTGATGCACGTTTCGGTGGTCAACAAAAACCGGTCGGTGATGCACAAAAACCAACTGCGCAAGAGATACGTGCGTTGCAGATGAAGCCTTACACGGGTCGTATTACGGAAGACATATTGCGTGGGTTAGAGGCTCGCGGTGTCAATGTAAACGCTAACCCAATGGTCACAGCGGCAGCCGTAGCGGCAGGGCAAGAGGCAGAAGGCTTGCTTGCACAACTACCGCAAAAAGACACAGAGGCGTATAACTACAGCGATGTATTGCCAATAAAGAGGTCAAAAGACCCAGAAGAACGTGAGGGATTGCTAGGCGGCTATAGCCCGGCATACACCGGAATCGTTGAGGATATGGTAGAAGGATTGCTTAAATTTAGCACTCAGGCAAAGCGCGGGATATATAACCCAGCAGCAGCAACTGAATTCCTACTGTAAGCGGTGGTATAATATGGCGACACCGAGAAAAGGTAAGGCAAAGGTAAAGGTTACGGCCTCCGGCAAGAAAGTCTCGTATGGGCAAGCTGGAAAGGCCAAGGATGGCAAGCCGCGAGTACGGCCCGGAACCAGTAAAGGCGATGCCTATTGTGCGCGCTCCGCTGGTCAGATGAAGAAACACCCGAAAGCGGCTGCCAATCCTAATTCACCGCTTAGGCTTTCACGAAAGCGCTGGAAGTGTTCCGGCACTAAGTCGAGGAGAAAGTAAATGGCATGTGGTTACGGTAAGAAGAGAAAGGGGAAGAAACGTGGCAAGTAAATTTAAACCCTGTGCAGGTTGTCCAACACCAACTCTCTGTCGTGCTAGTGGTAAGTGCAGAGCCAAGAAGCGAGGCAAGGGCTATGCCAAGTAAGCGAGGGTTATACGCCAATATCCATGCCAAGCGTAAGCGCATCAAGGCCGGCTCTGGCGAGAAGATGCGCAAGGCTGGTGAGAAGGGCGCTCCTACAGCTAAAGCATTTAAGAAAGCCGCTAAGACAGCCAAGAAGGTGTCGAAGCAAGGCAGGAGTCGTAAGTAGTGGCATTATCTAATTACTCAGAGCTGAAAAGCTCCATTGCTGACTTCCTTAACCGTGATGACCTGACATCGGTGATACCGACGTTCATTTCACTGGCTGAGGCGGCATTTGCGCGTGATCTACGTCATTACAAGATGGAGAACCGGGCAACTGGGACTATCGATAGTCAGTACATGACCAAGCCTAGCGATTGGCTAGAGACCATCCGCATCAATATTACGACTGCGAATACACGGCCTCTCGATCTACTCAGCTCACAAGCTATGGTCGATAAGCGGGCTAATCACCTCGATACGACAGGTATCCCGAGGTACTACAGACACTCAGAGAATCAGTTTGAATTCTTCCCCTCGCCTGACGGCAGTTACGGGGTAGAGCTACTGTATTATCAGCGTGTACCTGCGTTATCTGACTCCAACACAACTAACTGGTTGCTTACCGAAGCGCCAGATGCCTATTTGTACGGCGCGTTGGTTCACTCCGCACCCTATCTTTCGGACGACCAGCGAACGGCTGTATGGGCGCAACTCTTTGGTGCTGCAATGCAGCGACTTAATCAATCATCAGACGAGGCAGTCTATTCGGGTAGCGGCCTTGTTATGCGTAACAGGGGGCTTGCATGAGCTTTACTAACTACCTAGAGACTGAAATTCTCGATCACGTATTCGGCGGTAACGCTTACACGGCTCCAGGCACTCACTATCTTGCTTTGTACACAGCGGCTCCTGGCGAGACCGGCGGTGGCACAGAGTGTACTGGCACTAGCTATGCACGCCAGACGGTTGCTTTCACCGTATCGGGCAATGAGGCGACTAACAGCGCGGCTGTTGAGTTTCCTACTGCCGGTAGTAACTGGGGTACGATCACACACGTAGGTGTATTTGATGCGGCATCCAGCGGTAATCTTATGGCTTATGGCACACTATCGGCGTCTAAGGCTGTAGAGACTGGTGACGTGTTCCGTGTTCCTGCTGGTGACCTAGACATCACGCTCGACTAATGAACTACGGTCAGTGGAGATACGGCTATGCCGCGTATTCCACGGCTGATCTTGAGGAAGGCACTAGCTTAGGGCCAGCAGTATCCTCAGTAGCCGTTAGCTGTGTACGTGTTAGGTTTGGCGATCTAACCGTCACAGCGACGTCTGCGACCTCTCCAGCGGCATTACGTGTCCGTACCAGTGGCTCGACCATTGCCGGCACAGCCACTATTACCCCGGTAGCGACACGAGTACGCACAACCGGGTCTACCATTGCAGCTTCGGCCACCACAACACCTGTTGCAACGCGGGTACGTGAGTCATCGGCTAGTGTTTCAGCATCATCTAGCACTGTCTCTGCCGGCCAGAAGATAAAGCTAAGCGCATCAGCCGTAACTGCCTCTGCTACAGTCACACCAGCCGGTCAGAGGGTCAGAGAGAGCGATACAGCCATTTCTGCGGCCTCTGCGACGTCTAGCACTGCTGGAGTCATACGGCAGGTAGCGAGCGTTATAACGGCCTCTACGACGACTACGGCGACCGGGGCGCGCACATTTAGTGGTGCATCGGCAATCGCTGGTACGGCCACAAGCACAGTATCTGGCGCTAGAACAAGGAATTCTGCGTCTGCCATCGCTGCAAGTGGTATAATCACGGCTAGTGGTGTGAACGTCGTTCGCGGCTCACTGTCAATCACCGGGGTGGCGACAGTATCACCAGCAGGCGCAGTTACCGTAGCAGGTACTAGCGTCGTAACAGGCAGCTCGGCTGTAACGGGCGCAGGAATAATCCTCTGGATTGATCAACCCATCGATACAGAGACATGGACTGACCAAGCGGGCAATGACGCCAACTGGTCTGACGTTACATTGACAGGCGCTACTTGGACG